GTCTTTGTTCCATCATCAGTTACACCATAAAATGCTTGAGTTTGAGTTGCCTTTCTAGATGGATCATACTGAAGATTAGTAAACTCAAATGACATTCTTGGAAGAGTCATCTGAACTGGTTTGTTCAAATCTGCTTCTTGTTCCAACCTTGCCAGAAACTTTTGAGTTGGTCCATAAGCGAGAGGAACTTTGATGACACTAAAAGTATCATCATTGGAATCCTTGTGCTTGATTTCAATACCATTGAAGAGAGAACCAAATCCAATAATTACGGATCTGAAAATCTCATTATAGAAATACTCAAACATTTTTGTTACAGAATTATACTACTATTTAACCAATTTTTATTTAAGGCATTCCAAATGGATTGGATTTGGAGAAGTTGATGATTGAATCTGCCTCAATTTCAATAGTATCATTATCGGCATAAGGTGTAACAAGATCATCTGTATTGACTGTTCTGATTACGTGTCTTGCGCCAGATTCAGATCCAACAAGAATTTCTCCTGGTCCAAATGAACCATCAACAATAGAAATTTCAAGAGTATTATTGGCAGCATCATATTCTTTAACTCTTGCTGTTGTTCCAGATGATTGACTTGTAACAATTTCATTGAATATGAAGGAACCAGAGGAATCAGTTCCTATTCCAGAAGGAGATTCAAATGTAAGGTCTGGAGCAGTAGTATAACCAGCACCAGAGTTAGTAATTACAGCATATGTGACAATACCTGCGGAGTTAATTACACCATATCCAGTAGCAACTGTGTATCCAATTCCTGCTCCTGGATCAGCAAAGGTGATTGATGGATTGGATGTATATCCACTGCCAGCATTAGTAACTGTGATACTCATTACTGATGTGAGGGTGGTGATACCAGCACTTGCTGCTGCTCCAGTTCCACCTCCACCTTGAATAGTGACAATTGGTGCTACAGTGTATCCACAACCAGCATTTGTCAAATCAATTGACATAATCTTGCCAGTATTGGTTCCATCGCACCCAATATAACTATTTGTAAGAGATGCTATACCTACAGCAGTTACACCTCCAACAGGTGCTGAACTAAATCCAATTGTTGGGGCAGTTTTATAGTTTTTGCCCATATTTGTAATATAGATATCCAAAATAGAACCAGAAGCACAAGTTGTTGCTGTACCTGTTGCTGTTGATGCTGCTCCAATCAGAGTTAAAGTTTGAATATAACCAATTTGTTCAATTTCATCATCAATTGTCTCAACACCAGTATCCAGAACTTCATCTTCATATCTGAAGAGTTCACATCTTAGTTGATAAACATAGTTTTTTTGGAGTTGATAGAATGGTTGCTCGTGCTCAACATACTTAATCTCAAAAAGACGATCACCAAGTGGAAAATAGACCAAATCACCTTCTTTTGGTCTAGTTGCCAACTCAATATTTGGTAAATTCTTAATTAAAGGAGTGATATATGTCTCATATCTTTCCCTAGACAAGATCAGAGTCAAATCATCCTGCTCTTGGATACCAAATTTGGATAAAAGCGTGCCTTGACCACCAAATCCATCATAATTGTCCACGTATGCCTCAATTGGATAGGCACTTGTGAACTCAGATTGGATAACTTCTCTAATTACAGTGTTTTTCTTAAGATATTTTCTTGGAATATAGTAAATTTCAACACCATACATCTTCAGTTGCTCATTTACGAGACTCTGAATTAAGTTTTGTTCGCTTTTACTGCCATTCAGAAAGTATGGATTGAGCATAGCATTATCCTATCAAGTCTAAAGGTGGAAGTTCATATGTACTCATCATCTTTTGCTTGATTTCATCAAGTTCTCTCTGACCATCATCAAATATTGCTCTACCATTAAATTCAACTCCACCAGGAAGTTTAACACCTTGGAATTTGATAAGATTTTGACCCCATTGTCTCTTAATCAGTGCTGTCAAGTACGGTTTCAAGAATGAATCATTCCAAACTCTTGAGTAGTCATTGGGATCCATTGCTCTCCAACAATCAATAATGATGAACTCCCCAACTCTCAGACTGGTCCAATCAATATCAAGATACATCCTATCTTGTCTTTGATTGAATCTGATTTGCTTGTGAGTATTGAGGAGAAAATTCATTGTCTCCAAGTAACTCATTGCCATCGTGTATGAGAGAAGATCAGTGGAACCCCAGTAGTAAACATCATTCAAAAACATTTGATATTTAAGACTGAACATATTAGAGGTGCTCACTGATTGAGCATCATCATACTGGAAAATTTTATTAATACCAATAATGGATGGTGGAATCTGCAAATAGTTACTATTTTCATAGTAAGTAAATGTAGTAGCAGTTCCTACAATATTTGTTGAAGCACTGGTAGATGTGATACCTGAAGAGGTATTGGAACTTCGTGCTCCAGGAGGACGTGCTTTGCCTCTATCAACATCCTCTTGAGTGATTTGATACTTAAGATATACTTGCGCTACGCCATCAAAATGTCTTTCTTGAAAGAACTGAATAGCATCATCAACTAAATCTTGAATTTGCTCATCAGCAACGTTGATCTCTAAGACAGGTGCTCCCAACTGTCTTAAGCAATAATCTATCAGTTCTTGTCGTGTAGAAGGTTGAGCCATTATACACTATATTTTTAACTATTTAGGGTGCTGAAGAGATACCACCCTGAACCAGAATGTTTCCTTCAGCTAGTCTATAAAAACTTGTGCCAGAACTTACAAGAATATCATAAACATATCTACCAGGACTAATATTTCTAGTTTGGGTAGAACCAAGAGAGATATTAAATTTCCCAGAAGTTGCACTTGTAAAACCAACATTAAAAGTTGCTGTTGCCACTGATGTGGAACCCACTGAAACAGATTTAGTCATCTGTGATGAACCAGTATATCCACTGAGGTTGAAATTGGTTCCATCATTATTTTTTACTTGGAATGTTGATCTAAAATCAGCACCTTTGTAAATTGTTAAATTGACTCCATACGCTACTCCAGCAGATGGATCAAATGTAATAGTATTATTGGCCATTTTGCTTTAAGAATGATTGGAGCATTGATTTGATATCATTAATATCATCAGAAAGGTTATCAACCTTTTCTTCAAGTTTGTTGACTCTCTCCTTTTCAGTAGAGAGTCTATTTCTATTATTCATATATGTTTCATATTGATTATGATCAGTATTGATAACTGCACGAGATTTTGAATCTCTATGAAAGTCATCTTTTCCTTCAATTGGTAGTAAATTCATTATGCTAAGGCAATCACACGGAGGTTTCTAAATTGTGGTACAACTGACTGGTTGGTTGATGTACCAATCAACTTGATTCTAAAGTTGTTGAATGGTTGGAGTTTATCAATAGTAAATGTGTACTCCTTAAACTGGTTGACTGAAGGTTCTTGTGTATAAGAATCAGACTTTCTGATTTGAATATCAGATGTTCCATCACTGATAGATGGATTAATTACATTACCAAAATCATCAATATTATTATATCCTGGGAATGGAACAAACAGTGTCTGATCAGCAGTTGTATTTTGATTCAGCGCATAGAACATTCTAATATCATTGTAATTGGAGACATAACCATCAATGTAAACTCTCAAAGAAGTTGCTGGATTCTCTAATGTGATCAGTTTTGTCACATACATCAGACTATTTGGATCATTCAGAACACCATTGACTCTTGGATCATTTGCATAATCATTAATAGGAGCATTTACTCTATTGGAAACAAAAACAACAGATGAATGATCAAGATCAATTGCAGGTGAAAGTCTTCTATCAAATGTGTTCATATTGAATGACATAGTAAATGACTTATTTCCAGGAAGTGTGGTCAGATAAGCATCTTCATTTACCTTAGAAACAACCATTCTTTGCGACTCAAAGTAGTTTTTCTCTTTGAGGGCAATTTCTTGATATCCTTGATCTACATATGAAACTTCAGATCCAGATACACTGGTCTCAGATACTGATCTTACAGATCCAGAAATGTTGGTTCCAGTTGGAGATGTGCTTCTAACATCAGGTATAATCAAGTTGTATGGAAGGTTGTATGTTCCTTTTGCGAACACACCACCACCAAGTTTTACTTCATTAAGATATCTAGCACCAAATGAAGATGAGGTTGCACTCTTATCATTTCCATTTTGAGACATATCAATCTTAATATGATAATAATCAATTCCAATTGGATCCTGAACTGTAGCATCTGAGAGAACATGTGTTTTATTAATTCTTCTCAGCGAAACACCAGAAAATTCATACTTTTGAACTAAGTCATTTACACTATGTTTTGCAGAAAGTGTATTATCTACACCTCTACTAGTAATGCCTGTAAGGGTGTTGCCACTTACACCAGTATATTCAATGATTTCTGATCCAATCTTGACATATCCAGGATTGGTTGCAGCAACACCAACACCCTCAAATACTCCAAAGTTAGCAGTGCTTGCTATGGAAATTACTCCTGTTTCAGTTTTTTGATAATCAAGTGTAAGAGCAGTTGCTGGAACATCAGTATCAATATTCTGAAGAGTGACTCTGTTAATTTCAGAGTACATGCCATGATTTCTCTGGAAAATCCTCAGATGCAGTCCATCACTATTAACTCTGTAAGGAGCTACAGGGAATACACTTCCACCAATTCCTGCATTGATATCTGTAGCAATGCCTGATGAATCTCTGTACTGAAGATAATTATTAGTTCCAAATGTTCCTTGAACCTTATCAAGGATCAGTTCATTATAACCAGTGAGAATTCCAACAGAAAGTCTCATTCCAGAACCAATTTCATTGCTACCAATACTTACTGGTGTCAATACATCACCAACCTGGAATCCTTTACCACCATTGTTGACAGTAGCAGCAATTGCAACACCATTATTGATAGTAATATCTGCTGTTCCATTGATTCCTTTTCCTGTAACTGCTGTTAGAGCAATTCCAGTATGTGTAAATTGACCACTGGTTGGTGTATAACCTGTTCCTACATTTGTAAGAACAAGAGCACCTGTCATAGAACCAGCAAAACCAACAAGTTCTCCACTAGCATCAGAGTCAACTTGAATAATAGTATTGCCAAGTGTTAAACCAGGGTCAACAACTGTTGTTCCAATACCAATACTTAAGTTTCTAGGAACTGCAGTAACTCCATTTCTTGAAATTCTTTCAAGTGTTGTTGGGAGTTGTGGGTTAAAGAATTCAACATTACCAGATCCAACAAAGTCAGAACGATAGAGGTTAAACTTCAGATCTTCATACTGGCTAGGTGTCCATACAGAAGCATTTTGTGACTTGAACAAAGATCCAAGAATTGGTTGTGAAGTTACCAGAACTTGACCTGCCTCTGTGCCCAAAGTTGTAATGTCTGCTTCACCAAGTCTAGAAATGTAAACATTATATTCTGTCGTATTTGAGAGAATGACTAATGCATATTCTGTATTACCTTTCAGATAAACTGGTGCCTCAAAATTAAATGTTGTTACAGCAGTAGCATCGTCAGATATGTTAACTTTGTCTGGACTCAGATCTACTTCAGAATAAGCAAGAATTTTATCTGTTGGTGTACCCAAAGAAGTTTCACGAATCTGAACAGTCACTGGCAGATTTTGTGCCTTAGTTCTGAAATAAAGATCAACTTTAGATACAAATACACCAGTCTCATCATCAACTTTGAAGGTTTGAGCAAGAGGATCTCCTCTTCTTGGTGCTGGAGGAGGTGGGGGTGGAATATCAAAAACATTTACTCCAGTAATAGCTTCAAATTCAATATCATCAGTTAATTGTCTACTGTCTTGGAAATCATCATTTGTAGTTACTCTAGCATTTCTGAGTGATAGAGTAACTTCTTGAGTATTATCAATATCACCTTGTGAATAGAAGATTTCTTCACCTGAAGTGGTGGTTGTTCCTCTGATAGTGCTGTTTATTGGGCTGCTTGTTAATCTGAAAACGTTTCTTCCATTTTCAAATAGTGGATTAGAAATATTTGAACCATCTGGAACAAAATATGATCCAATCAGGGTGCCAACATTATCACTAATTAATCTAACACTAGTTACAACTGCTTCACCACCATTTGTGCCTCTCAGAATCATTCCTTGCTGAATGTAACCACTGAATTGTGGAAAATCTTCAGATTGGAGACTGAATGTATCAACGTTTAGGATTGTGGAAGATTGTGTGTAACCTCCAGATATTGTATTTGACCTTG